TTTCTGGCCTCTTGATAGAAATCAGCACCAGCCAACGCACCCATTGGCTGTGTTCCGGCAAAGGCAATCCCAAACTTAGCTAGCTTACTGGCCTTGTGCCAATTGCTAACCAAACCCAACGCTTTGGCTCCGCGGTAAGCACCGGCAGTTCCAGCCGCACCCAACGCTAGAGATGGAGCAGCCTCCCCGAACAGTGCCGCACTCTTCAAGAACGGGTGTTTCCACCCTTGCTGTATATATTCCCGCGGTCTTTCTCTACCGGTAAGCGCCTGTTCTTTCCAAAACTCAGAATGTCTTCTGCCCCAATCCTTTAGCTCATCATCGTTGGTAACCTCACCATACCACATGGCAAGAGCACCAGCGTTGGCTATCATGTTCTCCGTACCCCGGAAAGCGCCGTAAGCTGCTTCTGTTAAAACGTTGGGTTTATAGAAATCATATTGCCTGGCCCCAGCTCCAGGGGTTCTAGCGCTTCTTGAAAAAGGATTTGGCGCTGATCTTATTGGGTCCTTGGATTGAATTATTGGCATACATATCCCTTTTTGCGTGTTCAGGTATACGCAGAATATGCCTCTTTAAATCTGCGTCAGATATTTTTTCTGCTTGTTCTTTTATTATTTTGTTATACTCTTCATCTGTCATTTCTGACCCCCTGTAGGACCCGTTAATGCTTGCCAAGCTGATGGTAAAAAGCCACTTACTGGTTTATAATCTATATTCTGACCACTCATAATGGCTTGGTTTCTAGCATCAGTCTTTGCTTGAATTATATCAGACAGCTTTTCTATTCCAAGATAACCAAGAGCTCCTAACCCTACTCCTCCTAAACCAGCTGTAGCTAAACCTGCAGCAGATGTTCCACCAAGAGCGCCATAAGTACCGGCAATTCCCTTTCCTGCTCCATAGCCGGCCTTCGTTAGCCAAGGAGCCCTATTCAAAGCCCACGCTGCATTAGCCCAACCTGGAGCACCAACAGCAGCTTTCCCAGCCATACCGCCCACAAGACCTTTAGCCGTTGGAGCAATAAGATATTTGAGAGCAGCTAAACCACCTATTGTTTTTGCAACATTGGCTGGCAAATCTGTACGGCTTACTTCTTCTGGCGGCTCTTCAGCAAATGAAGTGTAATGCTCTTCAAGAAGATTCCCGGCTTCTTTATCGGCATTAACCTTTGACTGCCAAGCAACTTTTCCTTGTTCCGGGCCCTCTGTAACAATATAAGGAGCCAAATCTGTTTTATCCTTACCTTTTGTTTTATCAGCTATCCTTAAAACATCAGAGTCTGTCATAATCTCTTCAGGTATCATCTCTAAAGGAAAGTTCTTCTCACTGCGTAGGTATTCTCTTGTAAGTTCATTGACCCTGTTAGTAATATACGCTCCGGCATCTACACCTTTAGGAATTTCTATCTCCCCACCCTCGTAAGCACTCATGACTGTTTCCATTGCCCTGTCTTTATTCTTAGAGATAATATCATCATACCTCTCCATAGTCTCAGCAAAGTCTACAGTCTCTTTTTTGGGTCCCACATACACTCCAGGCTTTATCTCTATTCTGCCAACGCCTGGGGTGTCATAGATTTCCATATTGTGAATGTTCTGAAGCATAGCAAGCTCTTGATTCATTTCTGCCTGCTTTTCCAGCTTTTTCAGCTCCCTTTCAAACTCACGTTCTTCTTTCTCTCTAAGCAACCGCTCTTCCTCTTTAATTTGCTGTCTTTTTTGTATGCCAGTGGCTAAAGAGGCCCCAAGGTCTGCCCATCTTGTATCCGGAGCAGGTATTGTGCCACCGACATGTCTTTCCATTCTTCCTGGCATGTTAGCCTCCTTTAATATGAACCATAAGGTGTGGGACCCTGCCCAACACCTGGATATGTTACTGTTCCTGAATAATCACTAGGCATTGGAATACTAGCTGAACCGGTATTGCCTATATTTCCAATATCGCCAGACCACTGACCTGTTGACCCAGGATTACCAAAAGTATAATCCATAGCCGTTGGGTCACCAGCAAAAATATTATTACTTCCCTGGCCAAACATACCACCCGGCCCAAATCCCGGCATTTTACTCATAAGTCCTCCTAACCCTGGGAATCCGCTACCTGCCCAGGCATTGGCTGCTCCTTGCAATAAGCCTTGAGACCCTTGTCCCGGCTGAATTTCATACCCGGAAGCATAATATTCTGGAGTTCTCGGCAATCCTTGTAATCCTTCTGTAGCTTTCCACTGAGCATTTCCCATCCAATTTAATCTGTATTTATCCATAGCCGCCTTAGCAGCTGCTTTCTTAGCCGCTAATTCAAAGTCAACCTTTTGACCCATAGCTGCCGTTGCCTTAGGTCCAACACCAAGCTTAGCACCTCTTTGTTCAGCTAAACCCATTGCGCTTGTTCCTCTATACCCTGGATCGCCTAAATAATACCTGTTCAGCGCTTCCTCTTGCTGTTGCTCTATGCCTGGAAGATAGGATTGAAAGAACGCAGGCTCTTGACCTTGCATTACACCACCATAGTAATTTACAAGGTCCTTGCGTATATCTGCATAATCATCATACTCTTCAGGATAGAATACATCAATACCATGCTCACCAGGAGTTCCCTCACTACCCATAAAGAAATCCATAAAGCCCATCGTATCCTCCTTTTTATAATTTCATTATATATGCTAATGCATAAAACACAGCAACATTGTAAGTTCCACCAACTGTTTCAGTGTACCACAATGAATTATTATTATCACCGCCACCAAGACCACGATGTGAACTTGAACCATCGTTACCATAGGTGTTGGGTATTCCTGGATCCTCACCGCAACTCTTATGATTATGAGCTATAACCTGACCGTTGGATGTCTGCAACGCTGACCCTGTTACCGTTGACATAGCTGTACCGCCTGAGTCAGCATCAGCACAAACAACAAACCTGTTGGTTAAGTTAGGCGTTCCATTGTTACCGTCACATAAGGCCCAACCGGTTGGTATAGTTGCAATACTGCCACTCCACATAAGAATAACGCCAGTGGGTATAACATCTCCTGATGCTTTTAAATCAATTAAATTCCCTTTAGCAGATACGCAATACACTCCTTTGTTTCCAGCGCCGTCATCGTAAAACTGTAATTCCTGTTGTCCAACGGTAGTTGTCGTTGGCTCTGTATCAACATGCTTAACGTTGGTTCCTTGATTATAGACGTTTTCTATCATGCGTTCCAACGTCGCAACTTGATCTGCAGTAAATCCTGTAACATCAACTGGTTTGTTTAATGTCATAATAAAACTGGTAAATGTGTATATATTGTTTTAATTTCACTTAGCCTAAAAGAATATAAATCATTCTTAGAGAATGCCAAGTTTATTTCTCTTCCAAGAGCTGTATCATGAAAGTATGACTCCCATCGCGCAGGATAAGAAGCCAACGATATTGTAAAACTGTTATTAGCATGTTCTGTTTCCCATTCAACAACGAACGAGGCCTGCTCACCTTCATGAACAATATGTATCTTCTTGAATATCTTGTCTGCAAAAGGTGAATCAAGGTTTCTAAACCCTATTTCATACTTCCAGTTCACAGATGTTTCTGCATAAGTAGCACCTTTTTCATAGCTATATTTAACAACAAACCCATCACTAAAATAAACCCTTGGATTATTGTTACGCGTATCATCAGCAGTAAACTCTATCTTGTATTGTATCCAAGCCGCTGCTGTTGATGCAATAGTAGAGCCATTGGGATCAGTAAGCCCGGAACTCCATGAAGCAGAAGTACAAGCTGATTCAGTTGCTCCCGTTCTTGTATGAATAAGTATATTATCATTAACAGTATCAGTAATTAACTCATTCCAAAACATCTTGTTTAAAGTCTCGGCGTTAATTTGCTGTGCCGGTGATGTCCATGTTCCGGAAGTGTACTGTGAAGTGATAGCTGTGTTATAATCTCTCATCTGCCCAAGTATCTTTTTATATATTTTAAACGTCCTATAAGGAGCAGACGTAACGGACGTTGAAGACATGTCCAAATCGTACTGATGCCTGTGATACTCTATCATGGCATGATGATACCCACCGTATCCAGAGCCGTGTAGCGTCTGATATCCTGACCAGTCATTAGTAATGGTATGATTGTGTGAACCATTGGCTGCAGACCCTGTTGAGATAGTACCATTCAATATCTTAAGATACTTTCCATCGTAAGTAGAACTTGAATCAGTCCAACCAGAAGGACTCCCTGACCCATCGTACAAGGCATAACAGTATTGGCTCGTACCGTCCCAAGTATCAGATTCACCAACTTTCTTAATGAAAGTGAACCCAACGTAATCAAATTCCAAAGAACTCATGTCTGCAGTACTTGAAGTTCCAGAGCTGACATGAACATGGTCCCAACGCGCGTGAGCATCAGGAGGAGTTGCTCCTGGATTACCAGAATCTTCAGGAATACCACCCTGACTACAAGTTACTGAAAAGGTATGACTGTGTGTTGAAGCCACATTTGTTCCTAATCCAGAACTTCCATGCCGTATGTAATAACCATCTGTTCCATATTCTTGCCATCCAGTAGGCGCTGTCGGCTGATCCCACATGATAATAGCTCCGTCAGGAAACTCATACTCAGTTGTTGAACTGTTTTTCTTAAATATCCTAAGCTTAATATGTCTTGGATACGTCTCGTCAGAGCTTGATGCTTGAGCTGGTTGATTATGCGTGTGGTTATCTCTTGTGTTCCCGGGATAATAATCAGAATCCCCGCCATCTATTTTTGGTTCATTAGAAGTAAGTAACGTTCCAGATACATTATGCGTATGCCCACCACTTCCTCCTGTATTCCCAGCTGTCGTACTAATATAAATCATCTTGTCTCCAGCATCCACCTCAGTCCATCCAGGGCCAGGTGTTTCGGTATCATCTTCCCAAAAGATACAAATGTCATCAGGAATAGCCGTTGCAGCTGTTACAGCACCTATTTCTATATAAGGAGAATTCTCTGTCCCTCCAATAAAAACATTAGAACCTGTTCCTTCATTAACCTCAGTTTTAGTTCTTAGCCTGTATAAATCTTCACTTGGTTTAGCCTTGACAATGTATCCGTTCTGTGAATCGCCGTAATAAAGTTCACCAGTTTCATCATCACCTGTCTTAGCAGCAAAACAATTGGCCCCTGATACCGTTGTAGAAGTCCATATATCTATAGCAAGTGCTTTCCTTTTAAAGTTATAATGCATTATCCTGTCGTTAAACTGTGAAGCAATTGTCTTGTCTGAGTAAGCAGCAAGCATTATTCCTTCGTGCCAGAATCCGACAACATCATAATAATTAGATGGCAAGATCTCTTTTGTATCAAACTCATCTATGATAGCTTTAGAAGAAGCCCCGTCAAATAGATACCAATGGTCCCATCCTAAGAAAATAATCCCATAAGGTGTCTGGGTTATTGACCATTGAGCAGGACTTCCAATAAAAGAAACAGGGTCATCCGCATACCAAGTTGCCGGATCTGCACCAGAAACGGCAGAAGTTACATGAAGTCTCCTAATAGTATTCTTCTTAATACAAAGCATAACACCATGCTGAATGGGTATCCCCATAATCTCATCACCATCTTCAGGAGAAATTTCCAGGTAATCAAGATTAGTCGTTTGCTGAATAAAGTGTGGTAAATAAACATTGGAATAATATATTTTACTAGGATTGTTTGGGTCTCCGCTTATAAACAATCTTTCTCTGTGTATCTTAAGAATACTTCCTTTTGGCATATCATCTGTAACCGCTGGATACGCCGCGCCTAACCCACCATCAGCTGTATTGTCAGAATATGTTGTTGTTGTATTATCTGCTATAGTAGCCAACAGCTTAAGAGCTGAACCATCTCCTTCAACCCTATAAATCTTACGGTTAGTAGTACCAGTAGGACCCAACGGTATGTTAGTTAGCTCAATCTTTTGGTTACTGCCATCTGTTGCTACTGTGTTGCTAACAGCACCGTTAACTACTGCATCATTATCAAAGGTAACGGCATAGTAATAATCAGCAGATGCGTCTAGATTGCCGGCCCCAGAACCCAACGCTGCCTTCATTGCTCCTAGCTCCCATGTAACATTGTCTGAAGCGCCGTCATATACGAACATATTATCAAACCCATTAGACATAATACACTGGTCTTTATAGGTCTCAAAAGCCATCCTTTTGCCTTCAGTGAGATTGGCTCTTATCTCTGTCAAAGTGCCTGTAGTATCATCTCCTACATAAGCCTTGGTTCCGTGTACTATAATAAACTGAATATTACCTGTTGAAGTATAAAACCGATAAAGGCCCATAACCGCGCCCGACCCAACGTTAGAAGAATTGAAATAACTTACAGGATCTCTCTTATCAATAGCTCCAAGCTCTTCTTCAAATCGGCAGTTCTGCGCAAGAGTTACCCATTTGTCTTTAAGGTCTAATTCTTCTACCAGGTTATTCATGCCTGGAAGTACCCTAATACCAAAGCTTTTAATTGGTTCTGATATGCTCATATTATATGCCTTTATAATTAATACTAATTATCTCATCATCTTCCCGTTCTCTATTGCGTTCAATCTTGTAATCTCTCAACCTTGTATAATATTTAGTCCATTGATCATTCGCTCTATCTCCCCATCCCCGGTCTTCAAACCCAACGGCAACAGCGTAGAAGATAACAGCTAAATGTAACGGTTCAGGAACAGTTGGAATATCTGAATCATCTGTCATGTCTGCATGTTTTAGCGCATAGTAAACTCTGATTCCGTTAGATACAGCATTATCATCATTTGGAGGCGGATCAAGCCCAAGAATATCTTCTTCCCGGCTCCAGTAATACTTCTGCGGTGTTGATGGTTTGGAATTGTAATTGTATGTCACGACTCCGGAACCGGTATCTGTGTACGTGTACCCAACGTTACCGCGCCATGCAATGTTCTCTTCGTCCAACTCTTCACGTGTCGTTGGCTCAAGCCTGATCCAGTTCTCTCCATTCTCATGGAAATAGACTTCAAGTACAGCATATATGTTTGTAAAATTAGAAGCCAACGGATATTCATTGGATGCAGCTGCTACAAGATTGGCTTCGCAACTTTCTGAAGAGATGTAACCATTTGCCCTAAGACACTTTGTTCTAAATGATATATCTCTGCATCCATCGTTAATGTAACTATTAAGTTCAGCATCTGTCCAGAAGGCAGAGGTCGCATCTCCTAGACGCTTTCTTACTTGAGTTCTTATTTGACCTAAGTTCATACTGCCTCCTAATGGTAATGGAAAAAGCGTTTACGATAATGAATAAACTGCTTTATATCATGACTAAACTTTTTGTCTTTATTCAACTCTAAATCTTCTAAGCTCTCAATAATCTTATCCATAGCAAAGAACCCTTTCTCCGCGGACTCTATTGCTTGAACTTGTTTCTTATCTTGTTGCCGGTTGTATGCCTCTTGCCGAGTAGACAGGTAGGTCTTCCAGGCACCAAGTCCTTCTTTGAACAACCCAACTATCTGCTCAGCAAGAGGTACACTCATAACTATTCTCCCTT